TGGGTATCGCTGAGAAACTGAGGGCCGACGAGAAGATCATCGGCCTGCCACTCACCCAGAAAGAACAATGGTGGTTGTGGCACAAGGAGAACCCAGAGGTTTGGGAGTTGTTCGAACGCTTCACATTTGAGGCGATTGATGCAGGGCACACAAGACTAAGTCCCTGGCTAATTGTGAACATGATCCGTTGGGAGACGACGGTGAGGACGACGGGCGAGTTCAAAATAAAGAACGATTACATCGCGTATTACAGCAGATTGTTTATGGCGATGCACCCAGAGCACGATGGATTTTTTAGAACCAAGAGGATGAAGAACGATGAGTGATGTAAAGAGCAAGATTGCAGCGCAACGCATGGCCGAGCTGGGCTTTGGAGATGTGACGCAGCCAGTGGTGGAGCCAGCACTGCCGAGGGTACGTTCGAGACGACAGCCGTCTGCCCTGCCCACCCCGATGTGGCGTGAAGACGAGCCAGTGGTTGTGAGTAAGGACGACGCACTGACTGACGAGTTGTTGGATATGCTGGCCGATGATCTTCGCGAGGTGTTCATTGATTGCGCGGATGGTGCGGGGTTCAAGCCCCGCAACAGCGAGAGCGCAAGCGATCTGCGCGGGATGGTTCGTTGGTTTCTGAAGATGCACTTTGTGAGGTCGTAAGTTTTTGCCGTCGCCCGTGAGGGCGGCGGCGCAACGTAAGGAGTAAGAGAAATGACGATATTTATTCGAAGGGTCGAGACGATCTATGATGGCATGGAGTTGGAGGAGAAGCGTGAGTTGCTTGTTCGTCTGGCAAGGAAAGCAGAGAGTGACGGGTTCCTTGCGGAAGCGAGGATCAGCATGGCGGGCAGTGGGCCAGCGAAGGTGGCAAAGAAGAAGGGGGCATGGAAGGGGCGCAAGCCGTATTGGTGCAAGACGTTGACCTCATATGATGGTGGGGCGAAGGGCACCGATTGTATCGTGGGTGAGTATTTCTTTGACGTGAAGGATGCCGTGGATGTTGGCGGGTATTACGTCGTTGGGTTTCGTGCGGAGCCGAAGTCTTATGCCCTGATGCGGCGTGAGGACGGCAGTAACATCACGATGGAGCACGACGGAAGGGACCATGTGTTCGAGGACAGTGAGTGCATCGAGAAGTTCGATAGCTTTAAAAAACTCAAGGTTCACATAGCCACTGTGTTTATGGCTTGACATCTCTGCACTCTAGTGTATCCCTAGAGATACACATAAGACGTAATAAGTGGGAGACAGGTTATTGATACGATCACAGTAAGTAAAGGCTCGCCGTTTTCAAGAGCGAAAAACCACGTCGTTTTTTTGCGCTATGGTGAGCATACCGGATCACAGGCAAACCAAGAAATGCAAAGCATGGCGGCGGCGGCTGCGACTACTACGCCATCGGTCGCAGCGTCTGGCGCAACCACCCAGTGGGCCAATGGGCCAACAGCCCCACCGAAAGGCGCACCAATTTTGAAGCACCTTAGAAAGGATGCGACCATGACTATTGGATGCCAAGAGATGGCAGCAATGCACGTAGGGTCGCTCCGTGACAAAACCAAAAGGGTACGCAATGAGCACGCAACTAGATCGGATCGAGAATAAACTCGACCACTTAATTATGAAATTAAGTTTGATGGATGATAGCAAGCCGACGACAACACCAATGCCGACGCAACCACAAGCTCAAACGAAGCATCACCACGACGCTACACATTTGCTGCATGGCTGGACGATCAAGCAGCATGTCTGTTTACAGATGTTGTTGCGGAGCGCAAGCAACGAAGAGATTGCCGAGCGTTTGGGAGTGACGGTCAACACGGCCAAGGTTCACGTAAGGACGCTGATGAAGAAGTTACAGGTGTCGTCTCGCGCATCAATAGTAGCTAAGTGTCTGGTGCCGTTTAACGAGGTTGACCCCGACACGTACATCAGAATGACAAGGGGTTTGCCAAAAGATTGGGACGAAAACTACGAAGAGCCTGATCCGTTTTACGAAGCAATTCATGGGGTGACAAATGACAGTTAGCTTAAAGCTACGACAAGGCGTCTGGCAAGTGGTGGGTACGATTACCCGCCACGATGGGAAGAAGGTCCGCCTTCGAAAGACGACGGGCCACACATTTCACCAGAAGGCATGGGCCAGCAAGAAGATGGCCGACATCATAATGGCCGAGGCGCAGAAGGTTGATGCGCCAGCCACAACGTCTGACGTTACGACGGTGGGCGACGTGATACGAATGTTCGCCGCGAGGCCCGATGGGGTGGGGTATGCCAGTATGCGATACCTCACTCGATTTGACCGTGCCTTTGGCCACAAGGAAGTGGGCGAGTTGACCACGCTTGAGGTGGACAGATACTTTAGTTCGATGGGGGTCAAGGGCAGCACGATTAGACGTTACATGACCAGCATAAAGGCTTGCTTCAACCACGTCAGGGGCAAGGGCGTGACAGTGCCAGACGTTAAGTTCGACAAGCCAAGTGATGGCGAGGGGCGATGCCGCTGGTTGGATGTGGAGGAACGTGATCGTTTTATTGATGCGATGCCGACGCAGGACAGCAAAGACGTTGTATCGTTTCTGTTCTTCACGGGCGCTCGGTTGGGTGAGGCGTTCGCGCTGAACCACACCGACGTTATGAGCGGTGAGGTGATACTGAGGACACGCAAGGGGTCGAGCGGAAAGCTGAGAGCTAGGCGCGTGCCACTGCATCCGAGGATCAGGCCAATGGTTGAGCGCAGAGCCAAGATGAAGGGTGCCCTGTTCACAAACCAAAAGCGGATCGGGTTGAGACGCTGGACGAAGAGTGATCTTTATCGGTTCACGATACCAGTGATTGAGGGGTTGGGCATTGAGGACTTTCGATGTCACGACATGCGGCACACGTTCGCCAGTCATCTTGTCCAGAATGGCGCGACGCTAAAAGCGGTGGCCGATTTGTTGGGCCACATGTCTTTGACGATGGTGATGCGCTACGCGCATTTGGGTTCGTCTCATCTGGCGAGCACGGTCGATCTGCTGGATGGTGGACGGGTGTCGATTGGCACAAAATTGACACACGAAACGCATGTTTCCGTACCCGTTGGGAGTGGGGGTGGGCGCAACCACAACGAGTTAAGTGGCTGTAATACCACGACAAAACGAGATAGAGTTGACGCATCCGCGCTTGGAATTAACCTCTCAAACGCTCTGTCACAAGAGGAAACAGCTACCCTGATGGGGGAAGATGACGACGAAAATACACACCCTGAGACGTACATACCAGACAAGTGACAACCTATTGATATGCCTAAGTTGTTTTCTTGGGTGTAAGTAGACGAGCAGAAGGGTGTCTAAATTCGTGTGTCGTGACACAAATTAGGCAAATTAACGACCGTATTTAGACTTGATTGAGCACAAAAGGTGTGCTGAAATATTCGAGATTTGACACCCTAGATTATTTAGTACGACGCTTTACACGAGGTTCTGAGATGACTGACAAAGAAGTTATACAGGCAATAAACACCACCATCGACGAGGCGATGGCCCTTTACGACACGCTCGCAGAAGACGTGCAGAAGGAAGAATTTGAACGCATGTGCGAATTGATTTGGCGCATGGAGAGATTAAAGGAAGCGACAAATGACACAGTCCACTGACGAGAGAAAGGCCGTAAACGTCGGCAACGTCTACGCCATTGTGAACGATGAGAAGTTAGAGGGTGTTGAGATAAATTTTAATGCCAACTTGCGTGGCGCGGATGCCGCTGTGACCGTGCTCAACAATTTAAACGCCAGCTTGCACAACGCAGGCTGGGTGGCAAATAGTATTATGAAAGTGGCGCAGCGAGATGTACAGGTTCAGTCCAACGGAGATCAAGACAGCGATAATAACATCGAGGCTACTGAGCCAGATGAAGGGGGCACCGCTGCGGCAGGGTGACGTAGCTGCAAGCAGGGGTGTCACTCAGGGTGTCGTCTCGCAGCATTTTAACAAACTGTGTCACGCGAGGTTCCTAACGAAACTTAAACACGGGGGCTGGGAGAAGGGTCCGAACTTCCACAAGTACCTCAAGGATTGGGGTGTGGGATAATATAGTGTCGAGTATTGTCACTAGGTTTTTAAGTCGTGTTTAATTTTTTTCTTTGAAAATTCGAAAAACGTAGAAAAAAGTCATGACAATACTCGACACTATTGAGAAATGGCGGTGATTTTAATTGCCGAAGCCCTCGCGTAAGCCTTTCAACATCTCGTGGACCGTGGGTTTCTTGTCTTTCATGCTGGAGTACGGACACTGGAAAGTCTTGACGCACTCGTTCCAGTTGTGCGTTGGGTAGTGCGTGTAGACTGTGCGGTTCGGGCCACGATATATGCAATTTTTAGTGCCGTTAATTTCCAACCGTTTCCACAGGTAGCACGTCACTGTCTCTGGGTTGAGCAGACCCGCAAGGTACATCGAGACGAGCAGCGGTTTCATCCTACGGCCAGAGCGATAAGGTACACGCCCCCTCCTAATGTGCCGAATATACCAATGGCTAGTGCAAGGATCAGCGCGTTCTGCTGCATGTCTCGCTTTGCTTCCATTGCTCGGTAGACTGTGCGCTCACGCTCTTCTCTGATTTGCTTGCGGAGATCAGTCATCTCCTTGTACGTGTTTGGACCGTAGCGCATGTTGAGAAGGAATTTTAAGTCCTTCTGATGTTGGATCAGAGCTTTGCGATGGGTGATAATTTGCAGCGCTTCTTGCTCTATGCTCTCTGAGCCTTTGCCCAGCTTCTCGTGGAGCTTGGGATTTTTTCTTTGGCTCTCAGCTTTGGATACGTCTGAGCACGCTTCGTAAAATGAACTCAGTGATTTCGAAACGTCGTGGAGTTCGCGGCCAGCACCGATCAATTTTTTTGTAAGCGTAAAGGCGCTCTGAGCGGCAGCAAATGCGCTGATGGGATCAATCATTGTCGCCTCCTTTGGCTGTCACGTTTGCTTTTACGTCTGGCCGTGCCCCGCAAGGGGCAAAGGCCATCAGTCTTCGAGGGTTTCCAAGATGAACCTCTGCTTCATCAGCTCGATGCCAGCGATGGTTGCGTGAACGTCGTCGTCGCAGGAGGAGGTGACTAAGCTGCCAGTGGAATTGCCAGACGAAGAGAGGTAACAGACGGCGAACGCCTTGATGTCTCCGTCTCGCGCTGACTTGAGTAAGTGCTCGGCTGCTGCGATAACTTCTTCTTTATCGTAGACGTCCACGCCGATTATCCTTGCCGCTACCTTGTCGTCTGGGTCGTCATTCTTCTGCACTATTCTCAAGTGGGGTGTCGTCATCTTGGTCATCCTCCGTGACGTATCCTTCTGCCTTTAAATAATAGCGATAGAAGAATAGGAGGTCGTCCAGTCTGAGCAGACAAAGTGACTGGCCAGTAGGCATGCGGTTCTTCCGATTGATGACGATAGGTATGTCTGGCGATTGCGTCTGTTGTATGTTGCGCTCGGCTTGTCGCATAGCGTCGTGGAAGTTTAGACGTTCGACACGCTTGGCCTCGATGAAAATGCTGGGAGTTCCGAGTAAGTCAGCACCGCCAGACAGGATGCCAATAGCACCACCGCCAGATAGGGGTGCGCGAGACGCGTTAAGGCCAGTAAGGTCATTGATGTAAGCGGCCAGCTCTCGCTCGTAGCCGTCGCCTTTGTTCTTCATCTTACTCATCTGTATGCCCTCGCCTCTTGCGACAGGGCGTACAGTAGAACCACATGCGCGGTCGCAGCTCTGTTGACTGGCAGTCGAGGCATGGTCTGTTCCACTGGCGTACGTGGTTGTGGCGTTTGACTTGGTACTTGGCCCCGTCAAACTCTTGCAGACCTTCGCGAACTAGGATGCGCTTGATTGTATCCACGCAGCAGCCAATGCGTAAGGCCATGTCTGGATACGTCTCCATCCAGTGTCGCTCACGCAGCCAGTTACGATCATCCTCGGTCAGTTCAACCCTTGCCATATGCGCGAACTAGGGTGTCAAATTAAAACTGTCAAGGTGTCATAAGGGTGTTGACTTATCGGGCCAAGAACGGTACAACGCAGGAGCTTGTAGCGATTGAGTTGCTCACGCCTTGGGCGTGATCAACGATTGAGTGAAAGCGAATAGAGTAAAGCGTTGTACCGTTTTGAGTAATAAAAAATCCAACAGAGATAAATATCCACAAATCGCTGCCGTGATTGATGCGGTCAGACGGCATTGCCCCGACGCAAAGGTCACAGCAATCCGTCCGCACGGCACTACTAAATTTCCAACCATTCACGAAGCTGACGATTTGGTCGTTGTAGAACCCGACTGATGTCGTCGATAGATTTGCCATCCAACGCCATGTCTTTGGCGCGTTGCTTGGTGGACTTGCTGCTCACGACACAACGCTCGTCTGTCTTGTTGTTCTGTGCGAAGCCGATCCACTGCACACGATCATGCGCGTCACTCCACTCACGCACCTTTCCGTAACGAACCTCCATAACCATAAACAGGCTGAAGTCTGGGGCCAGCTTGGCTGACAGGCTTGGCCACACTGGCCGCTCGTAGCTGTCGTCATGGATAGCAGCGTTCTGTCTGGCCGTGTCCTCGTCCTGATAAACTTGCGTCACCCTGATCTGTGTCTCTAGTACAGTGAGCTGGTTCGTGCTTCCCGCTTCTCGCCCGACACCACTATCGCTTGGCTTGTTACTATGGTGAACCAGAATGACGGCGTATCCAGAGTTACGCAGACGAACGGCCAACTGATTTACCTTGGCCCACTCGTCTGCCGAGTTCTCCAATAGACCTGGATAGGCTGTGCGTAGCGTGTCGATCACTACAACGTCAGGTTTAACAGCGTCCACCCAACCTTGCAGTTCCAACAACCCCTCTTGCGTGCGTAAGTTCATCTCGACGTCGTCAACAAATGGCGTCCAGATTTGCAGGCGGTCAGCAGTGTTGCCATGTATCTGCCGCATCTCAAGCAGACGTCTGGCGATGGTGGACATGCCCATCTCGAAGTCCATATACAACACCTTGGCTGGCTGCATTACCTCGAACGGGCCGAAGTATTTTTTACCAGCAGCCAGTGCAGCCATAGCGTTCTGAACGAACATAGACTTGCCGTGCCCACTGTAGCCATACACCTGTGTGATCGAGGCTGGCGGTAGCCAAGGCTCGATAAGATACTGACGCGCCGAGCTTTTTTCTATCATCTCCTCTGCGTCTGACATGACGATGAGCTTGCGCGACCGACCGCCTCCGTTCTCTTGCGCTTTCTCCTCCTCAATCTTCTTTCGATGGACGTACTCACCTTCGCTGTTGAAACGCTCTGGGTGATTGCGCTTCTCGCTCTGCTCCATGCTCCGACAGGTCGCCTCGAACTCAGCCTCGGACAAGAACTCCTCGAAAAATTCTCGCATAAAAGCGTAGCCACGAACGCGCAGTTCGGGGCCAAAGTTCCCCTCCATTATCTGCTCGGAGACGTATTTCATTACCCGTTCGTTGCGCCCGTTACCCACGCCCGATGGTATCTTTAAAGTTGTAGGGTACGTCTCGCGCACATACTTGGCTGTCCGATCCCACTCGCTGATGAACTCGTCAGGGTTGCGTGCGACCACCGTCGATAGGTCAAGTGTTGCGAACGAAAATCCCTCATCTTCATCCTTGATACTAGGCGTCCAGTCCTCCCAGACAGGCATCTCGTCTGGGTCTAGCGAGTAGCCAGTAGCTATCTCCCACGAGTAATTGTTTGACGGTGGACACAGTGCATAGCTGCCGTCGCCACGGAAATCTAACCCGTCAATGCGAGGCCAATCTGCGCCCCGTGAGTTGACCCCTGCCCTTGGCCCCCGACGCACGCCGTCTCGCGGGTGCTGGAAGTACAGGTGATGGCCGCGTTTAGTCTTGACGCGAAAGGGTGACTTCATCCCCGCGTCAAAGGCTGCGTGCAGCGCCTCTTCATTGTCGCAGTCAACAACAACGATGCCTGACAATGCGCCAGTGATAAGGGCGATAGGATCGTTGGGGTTCTCCGTCCACCACGTCTCGACCTCTGCCTCGGTGGGCAGCGTCTCTTGGTACTGCTTCCACTTAATGCGCGGTCGCTTTGTCTCAGGTTTGCACGGGATAACTGACCACCCTAGATCGAGCAGTTCCAGCGCTGCGTCTAGGTTGCTCATTCAGACTTCCTCAAAGTATTGGTTGATGTCGATAAGCGGGTGCGTCTCTTTGATCCGTTCAAGTATCGTCGTTCGGATACTGCCACGTCTGATCCACGCATACGGCTGCGTTCGAACCACGCCTGTTGCTTCGGCCACGGCAGCGGCCCCACCTAAATCCTTGATCAATCGCTCAATGTTTAACTGCTTCATTTTTTTTCCTTTAGGGTGTTGCATGGGTGTCACTATTGAGATACATACGTGGGTGTCATAAGGGCGTCAATGATGTCGCCCAGAAAAAAACGAGGAACATATGAAATTTAAACCAAGCAGCACGGGAGCGCTGATGAGCAGCGGGTCGCACAAGACGATGCTCTACTCGCATCACGGCTTCGGCAAGACCTACCAATGTAGGTTCTTCCATAAGCGTTACGGCAAGGGGCTGATCGTCAGCGGCGAAGCTGGCCTCAAGTCCGTCGAGGACGTGGATATAGACTACATTCCGTTCACGAGTTGGGACGGCCCATGCGACGAGGCGGCTGGAACGTACAGCTTCATGCAGATATTCAAATGGCTTACGCATCCAGATTTTCTGAAGACGCAAGGCTACAACTGGGTGGCTATTGACAGCCTGACAGAAGTGTCTGACCGCCTCATGGAGCATCTTGAGAAGGTGCATGAGGGATCGAAGAACGGCTTTGAAAAATGGGGCGACAACTCTCGCATGATGACTGGCGTACTCAAGCAGATACGTGATCTGCCAGTGCATGTGTTCGTCACCTGTTTGGCCAAAGAGGAGGAAGACGCTAACGGCGTCACTCAATATTGGCCGCTCGTGAAAGGCAACGCGGTTGCGAAACACATCCCTGCAATCTTCGACCACGTATTTGCTGGTGTCCGCACCACCGAACAAGCCGAGAGTGGCCCGCCCAAAGTGGTGCGTTGGTTTGCGACAGACGAGGTCAGCGGCTGGCACGGCAAGACGCGTGACCCCCAGCAAACATTGGCAGCGGTTGAGCGCTGCGATGACGTAACCGAGCTGTTGGCTCGCATGGCAACCAAGAAAAAAACTAAGGATAAAGCAGCATGAGCTTTGATTTCGGAAAACTAGACCTGTCTGGCATAGATGCTGACAGTGGGCCAACATCCAGCCGAATTGAAGTCGGCAACCACAACGTCAAAATCACCGACGCTGCGGTGGAGAAATGCAGCAACCCAGCGCACTCTCGTGTGCGGGTCCACTTCGCGGACGATAATGGCAAGACTATACTCAACGATTTTAACGTCGTTAATGCCAACGCCAAGGCCGTTGAGATCGGACTGTCTCAGCTCAAGTCTTTACTTGAATGTGCCAAGCATCCAAACCCCAACAATCCGAAAGACATCAGCTCACTCAAGGGTCTGTCTGTGCAGATCGATGTAAAGATGGGTCGCAAGCGTGACAACGGGGATCAGTACCCTGAGATTAAGGCGTTTCTACCAGTCGGTGAAACCTCGAAATCTATAGACGACGAAATTCCGTTCTAATGAAAATCGTTACTGCCGCCGACATCGTTGAGGCTATCGATGCTGGCTACAAGCAGACGAAGATAAAGAGGGCGCGAGAGTATATAGGTGCGAGTGGCGTTGGGTCTCCCTGCGACGCAGCTCTAGCCTATAGCTTGCGGGGTTTCCCAGAACCTCAGATCGCGGCTCGGACCCAGCGCATTTTTGCGCTGGGTCACATACTAGAGGACGTCGTTGTCAAAGACCTCAAGGAAAACGCAGACGTCCGCGTGTTCGAAGTCGATGGACTGACGGGTAAGCAACATAGCTATCGCCTGTATGGCGGGCACGTCTCGTGCCACATGGACGGACACATAGAAACAGACGACGGGATACTGCGCTGCCTTGAGATCAAGTCTATGAACCACGCCAGCTTTCAGAAATTTGTGAAGCACGGTGTGAAGAAAGCGCACCCAAAATATTACGACCAGCTACAGATGATGATGGGAATGTCTGGCTTTGAAGAGGCCGTGTTCATCGCCATCTCCAAGAATACCAGCGAGTACCACTGTGAGTTCGTAGAGGCCGACAGCATCCAGTACGCCTACCTGATGGCGCGTGTTGAGCATGTCATGTCTGGCCAAGCGGCCAAGGTATCCGACAATCCAGACGATTGGCGATGCAACTTCTGCTTCAAGAAGGGCGTGTGCTGGGAGGGACTAGAAGTCGAAGTGCGTTGTTCAACGTGCTCCTTCGCCTTCCCGCGAGAGGACGGCGGCTGGCACTGCGACGTGCATGATAGGCAGTGCCACCAGCCCTGCGATGACTACGAACTGTATCGGCCAAAGGAGAAGGTGATGTGATCGAAAGGATGACTTTCGCAGAATTATTAGACGACAACAAGCGGCTAAGAGAGGCACTAAAGACCATCTCACAAGTCGCAGCAATCAGCGACGGGGCGCAATGGTACGCCGTCGTCGCAGACGAGGCATTAGGAGATGACAATGAGCCACGATGGAATGTTCGGTCCCACGCCGACAAAGGTAACGAAGATGCCAGTGACGAACCGTAAGACGCCCCAGACCAAGGGCGAGTTTCTGGATGAAGCCAAGCGCATTATCGAAGGTGATCGCGCCAAAACTTATGGCGATTTTGTTGAGCTACACAGAAAGATCGCAAAGCTGTGGGGTGTCGTCTTGGGCATCCACATCACGACAGAGCAAGTGCTGATGTGCATGGAAATGATAAAGTTTGGTCGCAAGATCGCCAATCCAGATCACATGGATAATCATATCGACAGTATGGGCTATGCTGCCCTGCTGGCAGAGCTAGTGGAGAGCAATAAAAAATGACTGATGAAAATCTTACACCCGCCCAGCGCTGGCAGATCGTCTTGGACACGGCCAAGGAAGAAAACCAAGCAATGCGCGAGCGCCAAAACTGGACGAAGAATGGCTTCAACTACGGATTGCCACGGCAAAGTCACAACGGTGGGCGTCCGACCGACGAAAAAGCTAACGCGAATGGGTGACGCAGCCCTTACTCCCGCCGAGCAATCAGAGCTTTCTTTCTTAAAGCGCATGGTAAACGAAAAGCAGGACGCAGCTTACAGCCACAGCCCTGCTTCATCCGCGAAGCTAGACCTTTACTATGCGCGAGACGAACTCAAGGAGTATGTCAGCGTGCTCAGAGTAAAGGGCCGCAACATTTAATCAAGCATGTCGATAGACTGCTTTAGTGTTTCTTTGTTGCGACGGGTCCAGCCCTTTCCAAACGTATCGAATGTCCGCAAGCTCTCATAAAACTCTTGACGCTTGCGAAACATTCCCTCGATCAGTTCTTCGGGGTCATGTCCATTGACAGCTTCTAACGTCTTGGGTCCAATCGCGCCGTCTCGTTTTGCACCAACAAGGCCCTGCAACAGCTTGGCAGAACGATTGCCAGAATTGACGTACATGTCAAACACTGACCAATCCAAACCACTGGCCAGATCGTCACATTTCCCTTTGTTCCAATAGTTCTTTTTGTAGATGGGTGCTACGTCGTCTTGAGTAAGGGCTTTCATTGTGTCGAAGCTCACGGCTCGACCTACCCACTTCTCATACACGCTCTTGGTCACGCCAAGATTAGTAGCACCCCCTGGGTCGCGGGTGATTTACATACCCACCTTCGTGTTTTAGCAACATTGCCAAACACTTATCAAAGTTTTTCTTCATGGCTTTTCCTCTTTAGTTTGCGCCTGTCTATCAGTTCTCTTTGTCGTCTGATCTCTGCCCGCTGCTGTTCCAATAGGACAAACTGTTTGTCTGCGTCTGAGAGCACGGGAAGACGAACGACTGTCATTTCTTAAAAAACGTGGTTGCGCCACGTATCCCAAAGCTCGCGGCCACACAGCAGCCCCATGTGTAAATAAACCAGTCGGGTGCCTTGCTGAGTGCATCAAAGCCATCAAAAACAATGGATTGTCCTTTCGGGCCGCAGAAACAAAGGATCATTGGAATGGACATTAGGCCCAAAATATACTCGTCCTTAAACGAGTGCTTTGAGCCTTCGGCCATAATCTTTTCCCAGTTCGCTTCCGACTGAGCTTGCGACATAAGTATCTGAGACTTAGCCTCGGCCTGTGTCACCTTGATCTTTGTCTCGGCTGCTTTTGTTTCGACTTTGCCTTGCAGCCAAGTGCCAGCAAGATTAGCGAGTGGTCCTATAAGTGCTTGTATCATTTTTCATGCGAGAGCCAGACGGCTATCGTCCCTGTCATTGCGCCAGAACATACTGAAATCATTGCGCTTTGTTGCGTGGACAAGTCTTCGAGGCTCATCCCCCATTCTAAAACTCGACAGTACATGACGGCCATTACGGCCATCAATATGCGAGGCAGTAGCTTCCAAGCTAAGATGCGCTCCATTGCTAAAGTCATGTCTTACTCCTCATCCCCATGATCCGTTAAAACTTCCGCTGAACCCGCCGCGACCGCCAGACGAACTGCTTGGTTCTCCTGCCACTGCGTCTGTTACGTTTTCGCGGAACGCTCTTATGCCACCAAGCACGGGGGTTCTGGTGACAACTTCACGAACGGCTGACCGTTCCTTTGCGTTGCTTTCTGGCGTTGAGTTAAACATTGCATCTTTGGCACCGCCGAGCGTCGTAAACGCCGAGTTACCAAGACCGTATGTCGGGCCGAGCAGAGACGACCAGACGCGCTGCTGCCCGTAGGCTCCGTTATCCACCTGACTTGCCGCTGAGTGTACGATGTCTGCGATAAGGCCAAAGCCACCCATGACCATTAAGCCTTCGAGATACCAGCCGAGGAAGTCCTGCTCGTTGCCGTGAACCTTCTCGTCGTAACCCGCAAACTTCATAGCGTTCCGCACACGCACGTCTGCCGACCGTTCGTCCTCACCGCCGCGCATTTGCACGACGTCCTTGATGGCTGCTGCTCCCGCACCAGCGGCAGGGCCAAGTGAAAGGAAGTAGAGGAGTGGCTTGATGTTGCGCGGCTGGCCGCTCTTAGGGAACGCCTCTCTGAGTATGTGGCCAGACATACGGCCCATCATCAGGGGAAAGGACTTGAGCTGAAAGGCCAGTGCGCCGAGCGGCGTCTGCGCCCAGATCGGCACGTCGTCTGCGTTTGGCTGAAACACGCTTTCGTTTGCGAACCGCAGTACACCCATACGCAAGCTCTTGTCTGTCTCAAGCAAGCTCTTGTCTGAAAGTGATACGCCCCCCATCGACTGTCCCATCGCATACTTCTCTAAGCCAAACTGCTTTAGCTGACGGTAGGCAATCTTGTAGGCACGAGGCTGCTGTTCAAGTGTGGCGCTTGGATTGTAGCTTTGCACCGTCTTGAGTTGGTAAGTCTTAAAGGCTTCATGCCCTACAGCCCCAGCCATCTGGCGCATCATATCCGTCCAAGGCGTCAACATCGTAGCGTTAAAGAAGGCGTTTGAAAACTTGCTGTCCACGCCGCCGTACATATGCACCATGCGGTCGTGGACGATGTTTTCCATTGCAACGCCAACATTTTTCATGGCCGTGGCATAGGCTGGGTCTTGCAAATTTTTGATGCCTTTCGCCCACGCCCCGAACGATCCAGCTCTGATCATTGGCAGCACCGTGTCACCCAAAGAGGTGAGGGTGGTAAAGCCAAGCAGAGAGACGTTGTTGATTGACCGCAGGGTGCGGCTGGTACGCAAGGCGACCTTACCGTTCGCAACGCCACCGTTGATTGGTTGCTTGCGTGCAACGCGCATGGCGTTCTCTAGGAAGCCGTGCTCGTCATTCGTCATCGGTGTGGCCACACCCTTGAAGTCCTCAAGCGCACCCATGATTGCGTCCACTCTGCGTTCATACGTCTTGCTGATCGCGCCGCTAGACGTGGTGACGGCTGCACGCATGAGCATGTCTCGTGCGATTGGCCCACCAGCGGGTGAGTTGTAGACTTGGATCAGAGCGTCAACAAATTTGGGTGCTGCCTCTGGCTTGTTCGCGAAGGGCATCAGCGTGCTCTCTTTGAGATCGACCTCAGTAACACCTTCGCCGCCGTCAACTACACGGAAGTTCTTAACGTATTCTTTGTTAGTGCTGAGTAGCTTGGCGATGCCCTTGGCACCACCCTCAGACGCGGTGATGTAGTCAGACACGCCGTGGCTGTTAAGGCCGAACTTCTCGACGTGAAGCAGGCGACGCGTGCTGGCCTCAAAGGACTTGATTAGCATGGCTTCAAGATTGTTTTCTAGGTAGCCGTCCAGCATCTCCATAGCTCGTGGATACTTTTCAAGCTCAATCATTCTGCTGTAATCCAGAGACGAAGCAGGGGAGTTTGTGGATGACCCGCGAGACGACGACGTGCTTACGCCGTCCTCTGCATCGAGATTGGCCAGTTTGTCATACATGCTATCGACAAACTCTTTGAGTTCGTCTTGAGTGAATACGACGCCAGCAGAGGTTTTTTCCTGCCTGTAGTATTCGGCCATGCCCATCTTAAAGCCAGCCTCGTCATTGCGAATTGTCTCTGGTTTCCAGATTTGCGGGACGTAATCTCGTCTGAAGCCCACGAACATTTCTGCTGCTCTCATACGCTCATGTTCGTCGTTGAACTCCTTGCGTATTCTGTTCGCAACCATCTGCTCGCTCGCACTCAAGCGGTTGAAGTACGTGCTGGTCGGGCCAAATCGCAGCGCCTTGACGATGCGGCTATGGCTTTCTGGCTGCGCTGCTTCCTTGCCGTAGAGGCCAGCGTTGCGTTTGCGCCAAGTCTTGAACTTACCGTCTGCGTCAGGCAAATCCTTCATCGCCTTGTGCAGTGGCATAAACTTGGACGCAAAGGCTTGGCTGTTGTCTGGGAAGTGCTGCTTGTACCAGCCACCCAGCCAGTTCATACCCATTGTTTCCATACGGCCAGACTGAGACTTGAGGAAGCCGAGTGGGCCGAGCTTGCGTACTGCGGTTTCCTCACGAGGTGACAGCGCGCGCTCGCGCATGATTGACCCCATCGCGTCCACCAAATCGGTTGGCGTGCCCTTGGCTTCCAGATCGTCCAAGTACTCGGTTGCCTTGTTCGGGTCCAGACTGTCGATGTTACCTTCTGCCATCTCGGTCACGACTGCGCCGTTGAAACCAGCGGGGGAGGTGCCCGTATCACGAAAATACATGCGTGCGTCGTCGTGATCGAAAGCCTTGGCTTCAACATGTTTGGCCTGCTCTGGATTGAAGAGCAGGAACGCGTCGTAGACTTTCTGTGTGCCCGCTCTGAGACCTTCCTCGCTCATGTCGCCAAAGGCTTCACGCTCGGTCAAAGTGTTCATGTGTGTGGTCTTTAGGCTGTCGTATCCCATGTCCTCAAGCATGCCGTTCACTGACGCTTTGGCCTGTGTGCGGGACACGCCTGTGTCTGCAAAAAGATCGGCCAGCATGTTGTAAGTTCTGTCTCCGTTGTAGCCAGTTTGCGGCATGCCAACGATCCGCTTCTCAAGGTCAGGCTGTGTATAGACGCCGTCGTCAATGAGCTTACGGAAGATCGCCTGCATAAACGGCTCGTCCAGCCCGTGCTTGGTTGAGCTGGAGAAGTCGGCAGTGTTCATCATACGCGTATAAAGCGGCATAACTAGCGGCTCTGGCACGATACCATATCGATCCATCAAGTCGCTGATCGCTTCCTCATTGGCCAGTAGGTCATCTATCTCTTCGGCCAAGTCGTCTTTTGTTCTGGCGTATTGCTCGCTTTCGTACTTGAGCAGGGCTACGCTTTCTTCATCCAAGTCTTCCATACGGATACCGCCAAGCATGCTACCCTGCTGCTGGTCGTAATCCTCTAATGTGTCACTTGCTTCTGCGTAAGCACGGCGTTTCTCTGACAGCAAAGACCTGACTTCGCCCAGCTCTACCGCAGCTTCGCGCAGCTCTTCTTTGATCTCGTCTGACGCCTTGGATGTGTTGATCATAGACGTCATTGCGCCGATGGTGGGTCGTCTGGCATAGACGCTGTCTAACGTCTGGGCGTCTGGCGAAATGTAGATGCCAGGTCCGTATGCTCCACCACCCTGAGACATGACGACGTCTGGGTTCGTCTCGCGGTTAAACGCGCCGCCGTTCGGAGTGGCATGGAAGTAAGTTATCGGGCCATCTTCGTTCTCGCTGAACTTGCCGCCGCCTGTGTACTTCTTAATGCGGGCCAGACGTGTACCGTTCGACTGTCGCAAGACGTCACTGGCGTATTGGCCAGCGTAGGCTGTGGGCACTGCTCTGGCTCTTCGGCCCATAGTAGCAAATGGTGCCTTGGATGGCTGCTCGAACATGTTGCCGTAGAACATAAGGCGACGAAAGTTTTGTTTCACTGTCTTACGGCCAATGAGACCGTTGACAATGTAGGCAACGTACTCGATTGCCCTGTCTATCGCTGAGTGGAAAGAGTTCTTGAGGCTGAGAGAGGCCATGTCTCCACCGTTGAGGGCTTTGAGTATGTCGCCTCTGGCCACGCGCTCGCCCATGTATTTTGTGAGGTTTTCCGCGAACCATTCTTCGGCAAGGATAAGCTCCTTCTGTGCCTCACTTGCATCTGGGTATTTACCTCCATAGTCCTTGTTAATACGTGTTTTCAGCCCGTCATCTGCGCTGCGATACAGCTCAACAACCGCGTCCATTTCCTGCTTGGGGAGCATGCCTGCACGCACCACTGTGTGTGTGATTTCGTGGATTACGTCGAAGGGGTTGGTGTTGCCTTTAGTGAGGCCAATGGCCAGACGGCGGCTGTCCGAGCGGAGCTTCTTGAATTGATCGCCACGAAAATCCATAGCGACGTTCTTCATACCCATCGGGTCAACGCCAGCGAGACGGGCTACGTCTGAAGCGTCCATAATGTTGGTGTCGTCAAGCACGTCTCGTGTTGCCTTGCCCATCAGATTAATCATCCGATAAGTCATTGTCCGCTGGGTGTAGTTTACCTTCGGGTCGCGGTGCGTAAGGTAGGACAGGATGTTGCGGACATTAAACGGCGCACTGGGCGGTATGCCAGCCGACGTGTACGCGCCTGCGCCTGCGTCTACTTCAGCCTTGATCCGCTGACGCACATAGGACGCTCGGAGGTACTGAGGTATTTTGTTCTTACCGTACTTCTTCGCCTGCATACGACGCGTATGCTCGGAGATGATGGCGTCAACCGTGTTGCCGTCTCCCTCATACAAAGCGTCGCGCAGCATAGGGTAGAAATCTTGCTCGCTAAACCTTGCCCAATCTTGTGGGATGTCGCCGCGAGGAATGTTCGTGTGCGAAAGGTTGCCTTCGTAAGCGTTGTTGTCGCGCTCATACATCATCCAAGAGATTTGTTCTTGGCGGCTCTTATCGGTGGAGTTAGCTCTGAACTCTTCCTCAAGCTGCTGCTGGTTCATCACCCGCAGCTTTGTTGTATATGGGTCGTCTCCTGCTCCGACCCTTTTCTTTTGCCCTTTCTCTTTGCCAGTAAGGGCTTTTTTAATAGCGTCTGCTTGCCGCTGTTTGGCGTTGGCGTGCTTGACTATTGTCGTCTCAACCAGCTTGTTCTTCTTTTTGCTTTTCTTGACTACGGTAAATGGAGTAGATAGTTGGCTTCCGTTCTCAGCGGTGACGTATGCAGCCTTGAGGATATTTTGTGCAAGCAGAATTGAATACTCCAAGGTTGTGAAGTCTTCGTTTACAATCTTGCTTGGTGGTTTTGCTGTTGGGGTAAATTTCTTGTGACCCTCATAGTACGCGTCAATCAATGCGCCCGCAATTTCGGACTGGTCAGCTTCGACGCGCCACCCTTCTTGCTCGGTAGTGGCAAACTCGGCGTCACTGATGCGGTTATCTACCAGCCCATTGTTGCCGTTGTAGATCATTTGGTTTAGGTCAGCGAACCGCTGAGTGTAGATGTCTTTGTACCGCTTGAACGGCATGAGCGTGTTGTCTTTGTAAAACGCTTTCGCTCCGTAAACTGCCTTGTCAGAGCGCGGCCCAACATTAGCAACGATGCCCGCGTAGACGCGCCTCAAATCTTCGAACGCGTTGACAACTCTGGTATCACTGCCGTCACGCTTGGGGCCGTAAGCGGTGATCGCTTCTTTTATATTTTCTTCTGCGATTTGGAGCTTTAGCTGGTAGCCCTTGTAAACAATTCCCGCTGCACTTCTTGGCTCTTTGAAGTCATCGAACTTACGGTAGTGCATGTCTCCGTCCGGCAGCACCTTGGCAAAGATTGGCTCAAGCTCTGGGTCGATTGCTTTCTTGGAGAAGTATCTATCAAAGACGCCCTTGATGTACCGTTGCAGCTTGGGCCAGAAGCCAGTGTCTTTAAAGTGGCCAGCCGAACGGTTCTCTAGCGCCCACGATGTGAAGTTGTCAGCAAAGATGCGACGCGCTGCGCCTGACTGATTGGGCTTATAATCTTTCATAGGGGCCAGAAGGGTTGTGTCTCCGCTGGCAATCTGCCGCTTGAGCGCACCCCAAAACTCCAGACGATCCTCTGGTGTCATAATGTTATCGTATGCCCACGACGCTGTCTCGCGCAGGAGCATGGGCGTGCGTTCACCCTTGTCTGCTGTCGCAATCTGGTCGGTGCCCTCGATCTTGTTTGTCTTGGGGTTGTACCGAAAAGTGCCAGACGGCTCATCAAAGGCGGGGGCTTTGGACATGTCGCCGCCAAGACCCTCTATCATTCGTTTTGCAGCAACGCCTTCCTCTGGCGATACCTTGTTAAAGATCGTCTGGATTTCTGCCGCTACTTCCTCGCGGACGCCAGCGGGCTTAACGTAACCCTCTGGTATCTCGCGACGTAGCACCATGTGCATCTGTTCTAGGTCAGAGATGAGGACGGCCATCTCGTTCTCGGTTTTAGGGATGGGCGCGTTCTCTGCTTTGGCTATGTAGTTGACGATCTGAGCCGCACTTAGGCTCTTCATGTCCTTCACTGGCTTGGTCGAGAAGCGGTCGAGCGCCAGCATCTCTTGTTCGGTCAGGTCAGACTTGCTGATTGGTACTTTGCCAAGACCCTCAGACGACGTGGGGAACCCACGGCCAGTGGCATTGCCTGACATGAATACGCCGCCTAGTGGCTGAAACTCCACGCCCGCTACAGGAATAAAGTCTTCTGCGATTTCGTTAAACAGCCGCGTCTTTGCATCAACCGTCATTGTGTCGCTCAGACGATGATGGGACTGAATGTATCTTACCTCAAAGTTCTCGATGCCCGCTTTGCCCGCCAGACTTTCAAGCGTTACGTTGTTTGCCGCTTGTCGTGGGTGCATGATGCGAATGTCGCTGGCGTCTTCTTTGTGTTTGATAATCGCCAGACGTGTGCCATTGGCAGGATCAAGAAGTGCTTGAGCATTGGCAAGAGGCACACCGATTGGTGCCAGCCCTCTGTCTGGACGTCTTAGATCGTCCATAACTTGACCGTCAACAGTGCTGTCTTTCGTCTCTGTGACTGCTGGTCTGCTGTCTTGCTTGAGAAGGCTAGGGTCACGCTTGATTAACACGGTCTGCGGGCTGTCGTATGTGCGCTTTGTCTTGCCATCAGCAAAGACAACAGTACCCTTCTTTACTCGACTTGGCTTGCCAGACAGCCTGTGTACGATTGTGCTTCCTGTAGCCTCAAACCCAATGATTGTGGGCAGCTCTTCTCGTGCTGGAATTGGGTTGCCGCCGACGAATACGATGTCTCCCACTCCCACCTCTGTGGAAGCTGTGGCTTTAATACCAGCGACCGTGGGTTTCGCGTCTTTCGCACCAATCATCTTTTTTGCAGCGTTTGGGTTCGGTGCCATTTTTGTGCGAACCAAGTGCTCTGCAAGCGTGGTCTTGCGAGCATTAGCGGCCATGTTGTCCGTAGACCTCTGGATCGCTTGTCCCTCTTCAAGATAGCTTTCGCCCATAAAAAAGTTTTCGTTACGATCAAGTAGTGTCTTGTGTTCCGTTCTCGCTTTGTCAGTCTTGTTAAGACGTGCGCCGCCGCGAAGCATTGCGATGACCCTGCCGTTTTCGTTACGGCCAGCGCCGACGAGTTCGGACGCGCTCTCGATGGCAGAGCTGGTGCCCATGCGACGTTGCTGTGCAGCATAGGCTTGGGGGTCCAGACGAACCTTGCTCATCACGTCGCGGATCGGAACCTTCTGACCACCGATACTGACAGTAGGTATCTGCTCTGCGGGTAAATCGAGTTGGTCGTAGTGATCTTTTGCTATAGCCAGCTTGGCTAGTCTGTTTGCGGTGTCGCTGTCAAAGCCGCTGGCTTTGCCATCTTCTGGCTCCATTAGCTTTTTAGCGTAGTCGCGTATCCGTTTCGTTTGCGACGCGTTCGGCTTAAAGTCCTTAACTGCCCGCTCGGCAATCTGGGTCAGCTCGTCTAGTTCGGTCTGCTCTGCTTTGTTTTCGGCAATGAAAGCGTCGTACATGGCCAATATGGCGTTTGGGTCTTCGACGTCTGCACTCTCCAGCTCAAGCGCAAGTTCCGCACGCACGTTATCTTGTGGTACGTCGTCGCCCATCTGATCTAGGTACTTGATCAGGAGGTCTTCGTTTCGCATGGCCGCTGGGCTGGGGTTTGCGTCCTTGGCTTGTACGGCTTTTTGTACTTGTTTGAGGTTAATGACGTTGTTCCTGTCGGGAACGATGTCATCAATCGTCAACCCTTTCTTTGTCATTA